CTGTCCGCAATCTTGGCAATGCGGCCCTGCACCTTGTATAGCGCTTCCTGCAATTTCAGCACCCGGCTAAAGGCGCTGTCCTTGCTGTACATACCCATGGTTTGGTTGGCACCGTCTTTTTTGTCCTTTCCCCGCCCGCCGGGGGTGCGCATATCCAAAAGGCTGCTCACAAACAGCGCGTCCTCCGGCTGGCTCTCATACTCGGAAATTTTTGCCAGTATCTTGTGTTCGCGGAACTTCAAAATCTTCATTTCATGTTCCAGCGCCTCACGCCCGCCCAGCGGCACACTCTCGGTGATCTTCAATTCTTCGGCAGAAAGCATATCAAAAAAGACGGTGCTGTACGCTCCGTCTTTCTCTGCGTTCTTATTGCCGGGCGGCGCACCGTCGTGGCTGCCTGCTGCATTGCGCTTGCCCTTGCTGTTTTGGTTGCCCGGCTGCCCGCCGCGCTTTTTCTTGGGTAACGCTTCTTCCCACTTGTCCGCCGCTTTCCAGTTGCGCAGGGTTTGGTAACTCACACCCAGCTCCCCGGCCAGCGCCCGCAGGCTTACTTCCTCGCCCTTTTTCTTCTTGGCGATATATTCAGCCTTGGCGGTGTCGCGCTTCTCGCTCCGCTTCGGCATTCTACACCTCCAAAAAGTAAAGCCCGCCCCCGCCGGGCAGGCCCAAAACAAAAGGCCCGCAGCGTTCCCGCCACGAGCCTTTATATTTTCATGCTACTAATATACCACACAAAACCTGTCAAAGTTGCTAACTTTCAAAAAATATTTTTTCTGTGCCCGGTGCTTAGTAGATCACCGTCAAATCCTCCGCGTTGAAGAACCCCCGGCCATTTGCCCCAAGAACATCTACTTGGTTTGTTTCTCTGTCTATGCCACCCCAGTTTGTAGCGCCGAATATCATTACCACTTCACCGTCCGCCGCATTGTATTTTTTCCCGTCGCGGTCTACCGGGTAGTAGTCGCTGCGCTGGTGGTACACGGCAAGGCACGGGTTTCCAGCCCCTACATCGTTTGCGTTTGTAACCTCCCAATACGGTTCCGTTACAAAGTCCGTCACGGAAATATAAAATTGTTCTCCATTGTCCACCCGCTCCACCAAAAGAAATCCATGATAGCAACAAACCCCGCTTTGCCAGTCCGTCAACTCCTGCCCGATCACAGTGACCGGCGTTTTATGTTCCACCGTTCCAACCGGGTTAAAAAACTGCTTGTCTTTTTCGTAGGTAGTTGCATACCACGGTGCTGCAAGCCAGTTGTTTTCATAAGGGCTGTCTTTCGTCGAGTACGCATAGGAGTGTGTAACTGCAACATAGCCACTCATGCCAACATACTGTTCCTTTGTCGGGTGCGCCTCCCACTTGCCGTTGTGCCCACGGTTAAACGCGCTTAGTTTCAGCGGCTCTCCCTGCTGTTCTCCGCACCGGGCGCAGGTATAGGGTGCCTCCAATGTCGGTGCAATCCAGTCATGCCCCAGCGGTTCCGTGTGGAAATTCACTCTGCCACAAAGCACACACTTTTCCCGCTCCGTGCAGGTAGCCTCACTCCACACATGATCTTCTGATTTCTTGCCCTCCGTTTTACCGCAAACCGTGCAGGTCTTTGGGGCAAGGCAGGTGGCCTCCTGCCAAGTATGGCCCAGCGGTTCGCCGTCCGTTTCACCGCAGGTCTTGCACACGCGCGGCGTTTCACAGGTCGCCGCCTCCCATTCGTGTTCGTGGTTGCTGGCTACACTCGCACTGCACCCGGCCACCGTCAGCCCCAGCGCCACCGCCAGCACCGCAACCAGCCATTGCCGCCCGCTTCTCCGTTCCTGCTGCTTTCTCATATTGCCCGGCCTCCGCTTCATCTGTAAATCATTTTTACTTTTTTCTATGCTTTTTTATGTTTTGTAAATCTTTATTACAAGATTAAGCGTAAAAAATGCTATTGTCAAGTAAAGCGAGGTGAAAAGGTTTGAAGATTTACACATACGAGGGCAAGGCCAGTATCTCCGGCGATAGAATCCACCAAGCCCGCACCGCGCAAAGGTTGTCGCAAGACGCACTGGCCGCCAAGTTACAGCTTGCCGGTCTGTCCATCGGGCGCGAGGCCGTCAGCCGCATAGAAACCGGTCTGCGCTTTGTAACCGATTATGAACTTGTCATATTTGCCCGCGTTCTCGGCGTGACCATTGAATGGCTCACCGGCGATATGCAGGATTGAAAAAGGCTTGCACAAACCTGTGCTTGCCTTTATTTTTTTGCCCTCCACCGCGCCGGGCAGCACCGCCCCGGCTCTCCCGTGCCTGCGCCGCCTCCGGCTCTCCCGTGCCTGCCACCAAGCCCGCGCCCCGGCCCTCATTTCTGCCCAATTTTATTTTTTTGACCCCCCTTTACTTTTTCCGCCTGGCCCAAGGGGAAGTGAAAAAACGCCCTCATACCTACCCAACTTTTGCGCTCTCGAACCCGCAAAGCTAAATGTACGCGCGCGCAGTACCTACCGCGCACGGGCGGGCGCGGGTGCGTACAGGCACGTTTAGTAATTACCGCGCGGGCGGTATAGTGCGCGGGCGTTTAGTAACTGCGCAGGCGGCGCGGGCGGGCGTTCCGCTGGTGATCGTCGGCGCGGCGGCCTGCCGGGCGGCGGTGCTGGCCGCTGGTGTTCCTCCGGGTGTTGTGTGTTTGGGTGTGTGCGGTGTGCTGGCTGTCGGTGTTGGGGCTGGTGCTGGTGTGGCGGTGGTGTGGTGCTGGCTGGTGAGCTGCTGCCCGGTGCTGCTGGTGGTGGGCGGCCTGCTGGCTGGTGGTGTGGTGTGAATAGTGGGAAAAAGAAAAGCCCTTGCAGGCGGTGAGCTTGCAGGGGCTTTTGTGCTGATCTGTTTTATTTTTCTTCATCGGTGGCGTGCTGGTCGATTGGCAGGCCGTCGCGCTCCATGCGTTCGGCGCAGGCTTGCAAGATGTACCCTTGCAGACTTTGCCCGGCCAGCTTTGCCGCCTGCCTGATCTGTTCGCCGCGTTCTTTCAGTGGCCTAATGCTGATATAATCGCATTTCTTGTTGTAATTATCGTTATTTTTTCGCTTATTCTCTGATACTGCCATCTGTTAGCCTCCTATTTTGGGGATAGTTTTATTATATATTATAAATCAAAAACACGCAACAGTGCAACTTGCACAAAGCACGCAACAGGATTTTGTGCAAAACGCAGAAAGCACGCAACAGGGCTTGACAAACAACCCTGTTGCGTGCTACCATTCAGGCACAGCAAGTGACACGCAACAGGGTTGCAAGTTGAATACCCGGACAGGAGGAGAAAGGACACCATGAACGACACGACAGCAAAAGAGCTTGACCGGCTGGCCGATTGGCTCCGGGCGCAAGGCATGACACCGGCGCAGGTGCTTGACTGCCTGAAATACATTGCAGGCACGACACCGCCCACGGCAAGCGCAGGGAAATAAAAAACGGGTTCAGCCCCGGCAAAAGCGCTGAACCCTTTTCACCCCTCGCAAGGGTGGCCGCTCCTGTCAGCGGCTACCCCCATTTTATCAAAACATCCGGCCCGCTGCAAGCCCGCCGGGCCGATCTAATAAAAAATTTTTTGGAGGTTTTCACCATGACTAACAACGAGATCATCATCAATCAGGCAATCGCACACGGCATTTACACCAAGGCAGAGGCGCAGGCCATCGTGGCCGCCAAGGGCTGCTTGCCCATTCACACCTTTGCAGAGTGGAAAAAGGCGGGCTACTCCGTCAAGCGCGGCGAACACGCCGCCATTACCTGCGATCTGTGGAAGTACACCGAGCGCCCCGGCAAGGCAGCCAAGGCCGCCCGCGCAGAGGCCGCCAAAGCCGGGCAGAACGGCCCCGACGCCGACGCCCCCGACCCGCATTATTACATGGCCAAGGCGCACTTGTTCACCCGCGATCAGGTCAAGCCCGCCGGGCAGGACGACGCCCCCAAGGCCAAGACCCCGGAGGAGATCGCCGCCTATAACAAAAAGCTGGCCGACGAACGCAAGGCCCGCAAGGCAGCGCAGCAGGCCGCCGCAGCTCCCGCCCCTGCACAGCCCGCCGCCGAATGTGAGCAAATTTCCATGTTCTAACCCACACAACCCGCAAGGCCGACGCACAACGCGCCGCCGGTGCAAGCCCGGCCACCCTGCAAGGGGTGGGCGCTCATGGGTACACAAAACCGCCCACACAAAACGCAACACAAAACAGGAGGCCGCACACTATGACCACTTACACGCTTTTCCGTTTGTCTGACCGTCAAGCACAGAAAGAGCTTGCCACGCAGCGCCGCTATATGCAGCGCCACCGGGCAGAACTGGCCGACACCCGCAACCCCGACACCCTCCGCCGCCACATGGAGTTTAACCGGCTTTCGATCATCTGCGCCAAGCGCGGCTATATGCTTTGTATCTCCGACTAACCCACACGACCCGCAAGGCCGACGGCACCCGCCGCCGCTGGTGCAAGCCCAGCCGCCCCACACGGGGCGGGCGCTCATGGGTACACAAAACCACCCACACAAAACACAGCACAAAACAGGAGGCTTTCACAATGGCAGCAACAGAACGCAAAATTCCCGGCACCTTTGCCCCGGTTCCCGGTGGCTACTCCCAGCAGATCGGCGCAAACACGGCGCTTTTCATCCCTGATTTTTCCGTTTCCCGCTACGACCCCAGCACCGGCGAGGTTTACGGCTACGCCCCCGATTATGACGCATTGGAGGCCGCCAAGACCCCCGCCGTGCAGGCCACCGCCCCCGGCGAGTATTCCTACTGCTACGAAATGCAGCAGGCCCCCACGGGCTGCGACTACGCCGCCGATCTTGCCTACTATGGCAAGCACTACTTTCTGCGCCCCCTGCGTGACGGCCTGCCCCCGCTCCACGGGCGCGGCATTACCTACGACGCAGAACAGGGCACCTACATGGTCACGCTCCGCGCCTATGACAAAATCAAGGCGCAGTACAAAATCAAGCGCGAAACTTGCCTTGATTGACCCGCAAGGCCGACGCATAACGCGCCGCCGGTGCAAGCCCGGCCACCCTGCAAGGGGTGGGCGCTCATGGGTAACAAACACGATCACAAGCCCGGCACAATTTTTCAACGCGCACCCATCGCCAACAATGGCCGCCAGCCCGCCGGGGTGCCGGCATAAGTCCAACGGGAGCCGGTACACCTCCCCACAAAACAGATTGTACCCGCCGCCGGGCGGCCCCGGCACGGTTTACGGGCAGCTTATCACCACAAAAACAAGCCCCGCCAGCCCTGCGCAATGGGCACCGCCGCCGGGCATAAGACCACACGGCAGCCCCCAGCGGCACAACGCCGCGCCGGGTCAGTTGTAAAACGGCCCGTCCCCATTACCCAAAACACAAAACAGGAGGTACACAAAATGCAATACTACGAAATCAACGAACAAACCGCCCGCCGGGCAAACGATGTTAATTCCATGAGCGACTACACCCCCGGCAGCGCAACGGCAGTTTACCGCGCCGCCGTGGACAAGGCCGCCGCGCTGGTGGACGAACGCAAGGCCAAGATCAGCCCCTACTATCACGACAAGCTGGACGCCCTGCTTGACCGCTACGCCCGCCGCCTTGCCGACTACTACAACGCCTATTACAGCAACGAATCGGCCTGCCCCTCCATTCTCGTTTGCGGCGGCGGCAACTTCCCAGTGAACAAAAAGCGCAAGCAGAACGCCCGCCGCGATTCTCTTTGGCAGGAGTACAAGGAGATTGACGCCATCCTTGACAAAATCCGCAGCGTGGGCACCGGCGCGGTAGACCTGACCGACCCCCACGCCCGCGAACTGCTCCAAGACCGCTTGCAGCAGGAACAAAACGCCCTTGACTATTGCAAGGCCGCCAATGCCTACTACCGCAAGCACAAAACCCTGCGCGGCTATGCCAGCCTGACCGACGAACAGGCCGACGCGATCACCGACCCGGAAGCCTTTTCCGTCAAACTGTACGGCAAACCCTACGGCGATTTTGAACTGTCCAGCCTGCGCGGCAAGATCAAGCGCGTACAAGCCCGCCTTGCCGATCTGGACAAACTGCAAGCCTCAGCCCAGCAGCCCGACAACGCCACGAAATTTGACGGCGGCGAGATCGTGCGCAATGCCGAAGAAAACCGCCTGCAAATCCTGTTCGACGAAATCCCCGACGCAGACACCCGCGACGCGCTCAAATCCAACGGTTTCCGCTGGTCGCCCCGCAACAAAGCATGGCAGCGCCAGCTAACACAAAATGCCGAATACGCCGCCCGCCGGGTGCTTGGCCTGTAAATTGTGCCTCGGATAACAACCCCAAAACAAAAACCGCGCCGCCCCGGTTCACCGCCGGGGCATTGCGTGGTATAATAGACCCAACACAAAACACAAAACGAAAGGGTGCAACGCATGAATAACGAAAACATGACCGTTTATCCGCCTTACCGTCTTGTTGCCCAGTTTGCCGACGGTGCCCGCCTGCTGTTCGACGGCCTGACCGAAGCGCAGGCACAGCAAAGCATGGAGGCCGCCCAAACCAAACACGGGGATATTGCGTGGTATGACGGCGTGACCGATCTGCACTACGAAAACGGCAAATATTATAAGCTCATACCCCCGCCGCCGGAAGTGACCTTGATTGACCTCACAGAATACAGCGGCCCGCTGGATGAAAACGGCCTGCCGCCGTCCTTGACCGGCAACCCGCCCGCCGATCACGAAACAAGCCCCGACGATCACAAATAACCCCGCCCCGGACACAAAACTGCCCGCCACGATCACAAAACCTGCGCAAACAGCAACACCCCCAGCCAAGGCCACACGGCCCGCCGGGGGTGTTTTCCTGTTGTTTTTTGCCTAAAATCGCTGTATTATAGGCATTGCACAAAACAATTTTGGAGGTTTAGCTATTATGTGGATCCCACACGATTCTGCCGGGTGCGAACTCATAGTTGAAGTAGTTGCAGCCCCACACAATGTAGTGCTTGGAAACTC